ATATTGCAAATAAAACCATTAAGGGTTACATAGATAACTTAAGTGAATCTGAAAAACGAGAACTTGAAAATATGTTGAATGAAGATGACAATATTCTAAAGAGTGAATATGGTAAGTTGAAAGAGACTGTAATAGAAAAACTTACTGATTTAAAGAAATCAGCAGAATCTGATGTTGTAGTAAAAATAAATGAAAGTATTGAAAAAATGAAAAGTGAAAATTACACTAAGTTAAATTACTATAAACTTAAAAGTTTAAAGGAGTCAATTTAGTTTTCAGTTTTTTTCATTTGTTCTCTGTAAATTGCACTATTCTTAGTTTTACGCTTGGTTATTGATGGTTTAGTAAATTCTTTTCGATTTCTCAATTCAGACATCAATTTAGTTTTAATAACTTTACTTTTGAATAGTTTCAAAGCTTTTTCAATTGGGGTTTTGTTATCTACTTGTACTATTAACATTTTTATGGTTTTTTATAATGATTTATTGTTTTTTGACTTTTAAAACAAATTTAATTACTTTTTTCTAAAATAAACAATTGTAAAATTTTATTTAATGAAAAAAGGAAAAACCTCTAAAATTTTAGGGTTTAAAATAGCAAAAATTACGTATGGTACTGTCGACTCTTTCGAACTAAAATCAATATATTTAAATATTCAGACTTGGGTAGAACCAAAAAAAGATTCAGATAATTGGAATCGTGTTGTTCTAAATTTATCACGTGCCATAAAACACTCAGTTCATAACAATCTAAATAATCATTTATTCAAAGAAAATTTTATTGTTGATTTAGATTTGAGATCAAGTGGTATTAGTTTAACTAAAAAGTCTTTTCTTAATTTAGAAATTAATCTTTTCTTGAAAGAAGAAAATTTAGATTTCAAAGATACCAACTTAAAAGAGAATCTTAAATCTCTTACTAAAAATGTAATCAATCAAAATTTTTTGAAAAACGAATACTTCAATTTTTCATTAACAAAAAAGAACAAATCCACAGAAATATAAATATCAAAAATAATGATATTTATTTATAAAAGATTATGGAACTTAAAATATTAAAACCTGGTCAAAGCGGAAAGGGGATTTTAATTGAAGAGGATGCTGGATTCGTTTCACCATCTCACGAAGAAAATGCAAAAATAATTAAAGAGTCTAAAAACTTTTTAGACCATTCTAAACCATTTGAGTTTTACGCTGTATTACAAAAATTCAATACACCAAATCGTAATGGTAGAATTTATCCTGAACGTATTTTAAAGAGAGAAGCTGAAAACTATAAAAAAATGATTCAAAAGGGTACTTCCTTATCTGAATTAAATCACCCTGAATCTTCTCTAATAGACTTAGATAGAGTTTCTCATATTATAACAGAAATATGGTGGGAAGGTCCTGTTTTAATGGGAAAACTAAAATTGTTGACAAGTCCAGGTTTCCACGAAAGAGGAATTGTTTCTACTAAAGGAGATATGGCAGCAAATTATTTACGTCAGGGTGTAACTTTAGGTATTTCTTCTCGTGGTGTTGGTTCATTAAAAAAAGTTGGGGAACAAAATGAGGTTCAAGATGATTTTGAATTAATTTGTTTTGATTTGGTATCATCACCATCAACGCCTGGTGCATATCTATTTTTGAATAAGGAAGATAGGGCAAGTTTGGATGAAAATTTAGACGATGATAAAAATATGGCAATGGAAAGAAATGTTGGTGAAAATGGTAACAAATCTCTTGACTTAATGAAAAGACTTAACGATTATTTGGGTTATTAAACAAATTAAAAAAAAAATTCAAATATGGAAAGTGGACAAAAATATTTCGTTGCAAAAATTACTGAAGATTTAGTTGATGAAGAAAGTGGAAAAGTTAAAAAAATTAAGTTGGAAAAATTAGTATTAGGTTATAATCCAACTGATGTTGAAGCAAAAGTCACAAAAATTTATGAACATTATACTATGGATTGGAGAATAACCGCCATAGTTGAAAGTAAAATTGATGAAGTAATTGAATAATTTTTATAGTTATTTAAAAATAAAAGGGGGATTCGGAAGAGTCCCCTTTTGATTTTTGTGAAAACCTCAATATTTATGTATATAAAAAAAATTCTTTTGATATTACTCAAAAGTAATATTTTTCATAAATGAACATATTTATAAAAAAAATAAAAAAAATGGCAAACGAAAAATCAATTGTTGAAGAGGCAATAATCCAAATGAAAAATTTGGAAGAAACAGTTGCTCAGAATGCAAAAGGAATACTTGCTTCAACTATGAAACAAGAAATCAAAGATTTAGTAAAGGAATCTCTTTTTGAAAGTAAGAAAAAGAAAAAAGGGGTTGAGGAAGACGATGATGAAGAAATGGACTTTGAGGACACTGATGTGGCTGATGTAGAGTTTGATGATGATGATGAAGAAATGGATGACGATGATATGGATGATGATGACATGGACGATGAAGAGGACATGGACGATGATGACATGGATGACGAAGACATGGAAGATGATGAAGAAGTTATCGACTTAACAAATGCACCAACATCACAAGTAATGAAAGTTTATTCTTTATTAGACCCAAATGACGAAATTGTTATTACAAAAGACAAAAAAGGTAACACAATCTTCAAAGATAATGAAACAGACAAAGAATACTTAGTAGTTTCTGAAGGTATGGAAAAAGAAGATATAGAAGGTATGTTTGCTGATCAATTTATGGATGAAGAATTTGATGGATTAGAAGATGAGGAGGATTACTATCCAGAAGGTGGTTATGAGACTATGGAGTCTGATGTAATGTCAATGGACGAAGAAACAATATATGAACTTGAAATGGAAGATGAAGGTATGATGAATATGGACGAAGATGATGATATGATGTCTATGTATGAAGATGATGATGTTGAATCTATGATGTCATCTATGGACGAAGAAACAATATATGAACTTGAAGTAGAAGATGAAAATATGATGGGTATGGATGAAGAAGATGATGAAGAATTTGAAGGTTTATTTGAATCTAAAAAATCTAAAAAATCAACTAAACCAAAAGGAATCGGTTTCGGAAATGCACAATCATATAAGATGTCTAAAACTCCAAATATGGATGGTGGTTTCAAGGTAGTTGGTAAAAACGCTAACAAAATGATGGGAACTGGTAGTGCTAAAAAAGCAAATATCTATAAAAAAGATTCTCCAAGTTTTGATGGTGAATTCAAAGGCAAACCAACTCACAGAAAAGAACGTAAAGAGGGAATGGTTACAACACCTAAGAAAATGGAAACTAAAGAAGCTTCACGTACATTAGGAGCTGGTTCAAAATTCAGAAAAGGTGGTTTACCAAAACCTAGAACGTATTCAAAATTTAACACAAACATTGAAGAATCATTCAATCAGCATGAATTAGAAATCCTTAGAGAGAAAAACGAAGAATACAGAAAGGCATTAAATATTTTTAGAAATAAACTTAATGAAGTTGCAACTTTCAACTCAAACTTGGCATACGCTACAAGATTGTTTACTGAACATTCTACTTCAAAACAAGAGAAAATTAATATTCTAAAAAGATTTGATTCTGTAGAAACAATCAAAGAATCTAAAAACTTATACAAAACAATCAAAGACGAATTAACAAGTTCTAAACCACAACAAGTAAGTGAATCAATTGAAAGAACAATTGCAAAAGCACCTTCAACTGGTTCAGCTGTTAACTTGATTGAGTCAAAAACTTACGAAAATCCACAATTCTTAAGAATGAAGGATTTAATGTCAAAATTAAAATAATAAATCAATAAACTCGCTAAAAAACAAAAACAAATACAAAATGGGAGCATTATTAGAATCGGGTCTTGTTGGTAACATTGGTTTGAAACACCTTAAAGTTATCAAAGAAGATACTATTAACAAATGGGATAGATTAGGATTCCTTGAAGGTCTTAGAGGCCACCTAAAAGAAAACGTAGCTCAGTTATATGAAAACCAAGCTTCTTTCTTAATCAACGAAGCAACTTCTGATGGAAGTTCAGGATCATTCGAAACGGTTGTATTCCCAATCGTAAGAAGAGTATTCTCTAAATTGTTAGCAAATGACATCGTATCTGTACAAGCTATGAACTTACCTATCGGTAAATTGTTCTACTTCGTACCTAAAATCCAAGGTTATAGTGGTGGTACTTTTGATGCAAAAGGTTTCCCTGATTATTCAGGTGAACACTACTCTCCTGTAGGTAGTCCTGGTAACTACCCTGGAAATCCAAATGCTGGTTACACAGGTGCTGGTGCTTATGCAAAAAATCTTTATGATTTATTCTATGAAGGAACTGAACCAGGTTTAGAACCTGCAGGTTTATTCGACTATTCAAAAGGTCGTTGGTCAGCTATCACTCAAGATACTGGTTTGTTGAAGTGGGTAAATGGTTCTTTAGAAAACTATCAAATCACTGAAACAACACCAAACGTTAGAAAGTTAGTTATGAAACTTTGTGGATGGACTTCTTTCCCTGGTTATGGTAAGTTAATCGGTCCTGATGGAAATGAAGTTGATTCTGAAACTTTCCTTGCTGACTTAAGAATTATCAGAAACACAATTTCTGCTGATACAAATACTTGTGATACTATGGGTATTTCTACTGATACTTATCCTAATTTATTGTTCAGAGTTGTTACTCAACAATATGGTAAAGGTATTGTAAATCCAACATCAACAAGAGAACAAACTGTTTTCCCAAGTGGTACTTCAGGTTCTAAAACATCAGCAGATCGTGGTAATGGTGGAACATTTGATAACATTTGTGGTCAAGATGGTTGTATCTACTTAGAAGTTGACCTTTCTTGTCCTGCTTGTGCAAATTGTGGTGATTCATCTTTAGATGGTTACACTGGTACAACTATTTTCTCAGCATCTTCTGCTACTTCTTTCACAGCTGTATGGAGAAGATATGAAGAACTTGAATTCGAAGATAAAATCGGTGAGGTTTCTTTTGACCTTGAATCAGTAACTGTTTCTGTGTCTGAAAGAAAACTTAGAGCTCAATGGTCTCCTGAACTTGCTCAAGACGTTGCTGCATTCCACAATATCGATGCTGAAGCTGAATTAACTGCTCTTCTTTCTGAGCAAGTTGCTGCTGAAATCGATAGAGAAATCCTTCGTGACCTTAGAAAAGGTGCTGCTTGGAATTTACGTTGGGATTACAACGGATGGAGAAGAATTGCAGGTAACACTGTTTACACTCAAAAAGACTGGAATCAAACGTTGATTACAGCTATCAACCAACTTTCTGCTCAAATCCACAAATCAACTCTTAGAGGTGGTGCTAACTGGATTGTTGTTTCTTCTGAGGTTTCTGCAATCTTTGATGACTTGGAATACTTCCACGTATCAAATGCTTCTCCTGAGCAAGACCAATACAATATGGGTATTGAAAGAGTGGGTACATTAGCTGGTAGATACCAAGTATATCGTGATCCTTACTTCCCATCTAACCAAGTGTTAATCGGACATAAAGGTACATCACTTCTTGATACTGGTTACATCTACGCTCCGTATGTTCCACTTCAATTAACTCCAACAATGTACAATCCATTCAACTTTACACCAATCAAAGGTATCATGACTAGATACGCTAAAAAAATGGTGAATAATAGATTTTATGGGCGTATTACAGTTGATGGTGTTAGAACATTCGACTTACAAGAATTGAGATAATCAATCTTAGTTAATATTGACGAGAGGGACAAGTTTTTGTCCCTCTTTTTTTTATTTATAGTTGACACAATCGCTATAATGTTTATATTTATATTATATGAAAAAAATAGAATTAGATATCACAATTGTAAAAGAAATAATTAGATTATACAACGAAGAGATGTTGGGTAGTCCATCTATTTCTGAAAAGTTAGGTTTGAAAAAACACATAGTCTTACGAGTATTAAAAGAAAACAATGTAAATGTTGGTACACCAGGTATGAAATTCAGGGGTGGTAAATCTGTAAGTGATAAAAAATGGTATGAAAAAAATAGACAGAAAAGATTAGATTATTTTTCTGAATGGCAAAAAAATAATAGAAACAAACTAAACATCTATCATAAAGAATGGAGAGAAAAAAATATAGATAAACACAGAGAAAGAAAGAGAGTATATCAAAAACACAAAAGACATACAGATCCCCTCTATAAACTCATCTCCAACTTTAGGTCAGCGATATACATTGTATTAAAAGAAAACAATTTACAAAAGTATGGTCATTACTTTGATATATTGGGATATACTCCTGAACAACTTATTGTTCATTTAGAAAAA